CGTCTGGTTACTAAAGGTTTGAAGTCCAACTGGATTGCTCAAGTCAAGGCTACCGCTGGCTCTATGCTGGCTGGCAGCGACTGGATGGTGATTCGCAAGGCAGAGCGTGATGTGGCTATCCCTACTGCTACGGTTGCCGCTAGAGCCGCCATTGTCGCAGAGGCTAACCGACTGGAGACAGCCATTACCGCCTGTGCTGATGTAGTTGCGTTGATTGAGGTGGTTAGCTCTCAAAACTGGGAGTGATAAATGGCAAACATAGACCCAGTAGAATATGGGAGACTGACAGCACAGGTTGAGAATTTAACTTGTAAGGTAGAGAGCATGGAGACAGACATTAAAGAGCTACTGGCCTTGGCTAACAAAAGCAAAGGTGGGTTCTGGATGGGTATGACTATTGCCTCTATTGCTGGTGGTTTACTTACATGGCTTCTAACATATTGGAATAGATAATGCTTGCTGAACTGGCAATTGCCAACGCTGCCTTTGGTGTCATCAAAGAGACTGTAGCCAATGGTGGTGACATCATGGCAGCGGGTCAGCATATCTTCAAATTCTTTGATTCTAAGTCTGAGCTTTCCAAGAAGGCTAATTCATCAGGGTCAGACTCAGAAGCTTTCTTTGCCCTTGAGCAGATCAAGCAGCATGAGAAAGCCCTACAAGAGTTATTCATCTATCAGGGTAGAGCTGGCCTTTGGGATGACTGGTTATCCTTCCAAGCAGAAGCTAAACGTAAGCGTGACGCAGAAGCTAAAGCAGCTGTGTTGGCTAAGATTAAACGTAAAGAAGAACTGTGGGCATGGATTAACGGTGGTCTTATTATCATATCAGTGCTTACTGGTGTAATCTTTATTGCTGCTGTTATCTGGTTTATAGCAACCAAGGGACAAGTATGATACCACTTCTGGGTAGTTTAGTAGAGCTAGGGGGCACATGGCTCAAAGGCAAGCAAGAGGAGACTCAAGCTAAGGCTGAAGCAAAGCTTGTAGAAATCAAGTCTGAGGCTGATATTAAGGCCGCTAAGGCCCTTTGTGCCACTAAGATGGCAGAAGCAGGCCAAGCACAGAACTATGACCTAGACAGGCTTGCTATGGAGCAGATGTCTAAGAGCTGGAAAGATGAAGTCTTATTATTAGTCTTTTTGATCCCCATGATTATGGCCTTTGTTCCTGATATGGACAAATATGCATTGGCAGGCTTTGAGGTTATCGCTAAGATGCCTGACTGGTATCAGTACATAATCATTGGCATGGTGGTGGTGATCTACGGTATGCGTGGGTTACTAGAGAAGATTATTGATAAGAAAGTAGGTGTTAAATGATATTTCTACCTATTGCCTTCTACTGCTACGTTGGCGGTGCTTGTGTTTTTAACCAAGGACAGCTGACTACAGATGTAAAGAACTGCACTGCTCAAAACGAAGTTGCTGAGAAACTGATGCAGATGGATGAAACCGTACAGGCCTATAAGACAACATGTGTTGTTTTAGAACCACAGAGAGCACAGGGGGTTGACCTTTGAAACTAACACCTAACTTTTCTCTTGCAGAGATGACTAAGAGTTCCACAGCAGATCGCTTTGGGATGGACAACACCCCTCGTGCAGAGGAGATAGAGAATCTAACTATCCTGTGTGAGTGCGTCCTACAGCCCGTTAGGGATCATTTTGGCAAGGGTGTACACGTTAGCTCTGGCTTCCGTCATCGTGATGTTAATGCCAAGGTAGGAGGCTCTAAGACCTCAGATCACACAAGAGGGATGGCAGCTGACATTGAGATTCCCGGTGTTCCTAATGGGGAACTAGCTCAGTGGATTGTAGACAACCTAAGCTTCCGTCAAGTGATACTTGAGTTCTACACTCCGGGCATTCCTGACTCAGGATGGGTACATGTTAGCTACAACCCCGGAGACAACAAGCAGCAGGTTCTTACGGCGACCAAACAAGGTGGTAAAACAGTCTATTTGCAAGGCTTAGTAAAATAAAGTAAAAAACTACTTGACAAAAGACATAAACTATGGTATACTATACATTAGTAACCTAAGGTTAAAGAACAACATAAAGATTATTAACTTAAGAATACACAAGGAATACAGTAATGGCATACACTCCTTATAGTCAAGCACTACCAAATACCTCAAGATATACACTAGACCCTGTGCTACAGGAGCGTCTGTATCAACCAGTGAGACCAGATCCTTACCAAAGTGGTATGTTGAGTACCACGGCTAATGACTACTACGCAGACCCCTTTGGTTACACAAACAAACGCTTTGGTGCCATTGATGAAACACTAGAAACAGACACACCTGACGTTGGTCTTGGTGGTATGTTCGCTCCTTATTTAAAGAACGAAGGTAGCCCGGGCGACTCTATAGGACTAACAGAGGATCAAATAGCCTTCCTTGATGCAGAGGCGGCGATACCCGGCGCACGTGATGCCCGTATGGGTCGAATAAACAGTATGCTTTCTCTTTTTGCTCAAGGCATTGTTCCGGGACTGCCTGCACTGTCTATATCCCAAATGGGTACTGAGGCTTACAACGACATGATGCGGGGTCATGCGCGAACTGTTTCAGGAGATCCATACGGTCGTACTGATTCTGATTCTCGCATGCCTGCAAGAGAGGCCGGTAAGAATGCGCCTGTTGTTAGCGGTGCTTATGTTGATGCTATAAACCAAGGTTTAACGCCAGACCAAGCAAGCAATGTAGAAGCAGGGGGCGGCGGTTACTCTGGACCGGAAGGTGTAGGAGGTAGCGGTGTTAGTTATGGTGGCGGTAACGCTGCTGGTGGTTACGGTTATGGTGGCTGGTAATGAAACATTCAGTAGGAAAAGTAATAACACCAGCTACGTTGACAGAGTTGTTCAAAGTCCCTGCTGGTTACAAAGCCGAGGTTAGTACCTTGTTTGCTAGTAACCATCAAGGAAATAACAAGTTTATCACCCTATACTGGCAACACGCCCACGACATTACCCACAAGATTTACATTGTAACTGGTTTTGTAATCAATGCTAACGACTACTTAAAGTTTAGCGACAGTATGGTGATGCAAAGCGGGGACTCCATACAGGTGTTAACAGAGGCAGGGTCAGAGATGAGTGTTATTGCCTCGTTTGACCTTAGAAAAGAAGCACAAACTGTAGCATTTGATGGTGAATAAAGGAATAAAATGACATATCTAGAACTTGTCAATGGTGTACTAAGGAGACTTCGGGAGAGTGAAGTAACTACAGTACAGGGTACTGGTAATACCAATAGCTATGCTCGTTTGGTTGGAGACTTTATTAACGAGTCCAAGAGCCAAGTAGAAGCTGCGTATGACTGGACTGCCTTACGTACTACAAACACAGTCACAACTAGCGCTAATGTTTTTAACTATGAGCTACAGGGTATTCGTAATAGTGCTAAAGTTTTAGATGTTCTAAACGATACCAATGACTTTGAGATGCTGTATCAGTCTAGTAGTTGGTTTAATCAACAGTTTTTGATTGACAACCCCCCGACAGGAAGCCCTCAGTACTACAACTTTAACGGTGTTAGTTCAGATGGCGATATACAAGTAGATCTCTTCCCTATTCCTGATGGTGTTTATACCCTTAGGTTTAACATGACAGCCCGTAATCTTCCCTTAGCGGCTGATACTGATGTTACTGTGTTGCCTACCCGTCCTATCATCCTGTTTGCTACAGCGATGGCAATTGAGGAACGTGGTGAGGACGGTGGTCAACAAAGTGTTAATGCCTATGGGGCTGCTCGGTCGGCCTTGGCAGACGAGATTGCTTTCGATGCTGCTCGTCATCCAGAGGACTCTATTTGGTATAGCGTATGAAGCAGTTACAAACAGTCTCTGTTGTCTCCCCCGGCTTCTTTGGGTTAAACACCCAAGACAGCAGTGTTGGCCTTTCTAGCAACTTTGCCCTAACTGCCGACAACTGTATTATTGATAAGTTTGGTCGGTTAGGTGCGCGTAAAGGTTGGGAACAACAGACTACTGACGGTGTAGATGAGTTGAGCAACCTCAATATTGAAATGTTGGCTGAACACGTCAACGCCGATGACACTACCGTTACCATCAGCGCAGGGAATCAGAAGTTATTCACAGGCGGTGTTGATGCTGTGTTAACCGATGTGACCCCTGTTGGTTACGCTATCTCAGCTAACAACTGGAAGGTGGCTACTCTTAATGACCATGCCCTCATAGTTCAAGAGGCACATGAGACTCTGGTTTACACTGAGAGCGACACCCCTAATTTACAGAAGCTAGTCGATTACACAGGAGTAGCCCAGTCTTATGGTACTAGCTACCCTCGTGATACCATAGCAGCCTATGGGCGATTCTGGGCGCACGATGGGTCTAATGTATACTGGACTACCGACATAGCAGATACAGCCTTTCCAGCCTTTGCAGGGGGCAGTAGCGGCTTTTTAAACATAGCTGCTGTACTACCTAACAACGTAGACACTGTAACGGCTCTGGCGGCTCATAATGACTTCCTAATCATCTTCTGTTCTCGTAACATTATTATCTACTCAGGGGCTAATGATCCTCTTGGTCAGTTCCAACTTAACGATATAATTGCTGGTGTGGGCTGTGTGGCCCGTGATACAGTACAAAATACAGGTAACGATTTGATCTTCCTGTCAGACACAGGTGTTCGTTCGTTGGGTCGCTTGTTACAAGAGAAGTCGTTGCCCATGCGTGACCTTACCAAGAACGTAAGAGATGACGTGTTGGAGACAATGCAAATTGAAACTGGGAGCGTAGGTACTTATAACAAAGTCCGTTCTGTTTATTCAGAAATCAATGCTTTTTATCTTTTGTCTTTCCCTGCCTCACAGATTGTCTATTGTTTGGACATGAGACAACCCCTTGAGGATGGTTCTTCTCGTGTCACAAGTTGGTCAACAAAGACAACAGCTTTTTTACGCACACGTGCTAGAACCCTCTTGTTAGGGAAAAAGAATGGTATAGGAAAGTACATTAACTACTTAGACGAAACAGCACAGTACCGTATGCGTTACTCTTCTAACTACATGGACATGGAGAACAGCTCTATGACCAAGATGGTTAAGAAGGTGAGTATAACAGTCATTGGCGGTAGTGGTCAAGACTTTGTTATTAAGACAGGCTATGACTACTCAGGCGCGGACTTCTCCTACCCTTTTACAATTAATGAAGGCGTTGGCAGTGAGTATGGTATAGGTGAATATGGCATTGCTGAGTACACTGCTGGCGTGTTAATCGATAGGGTTAACGCTCAAGTGCAGGGTACAGGTAAAGTAGTACAGATTGGTTTTGAGGCTAATGTTGAAGGAAGTGAAATTAGCGTTCAGAAATTAGATATGTTTGTTAAAACAGGAAGGATTAGTTAATGTCTAACTATACAAAAGCAACAGATTTTGCTGTTAAAGATATCCTCGCTCCGGGTAACGCAGCGAAGCTTGTTAAAGGCACAGAGATTGATGTTGAATTTAACTTGATTGAAACTGCTATAATTTCTAAAGCCGACACAGAAAGCCCTACGTTTACTGGGACTGTAACAATGACAACACTAGATGGCGCTACTATTAGCGGTGGAACTTACTAATGCTTCCAGAGATTCAACACCACTTTAGTGACGGTTTGTACGCTAAGGAAACGTTTATCCCTAAGGATATGATTCTTAAGCAACATAAGCATAACTATTCACACCTTTCGATTCTAGCCAAAGGTTCTGTCGTTGTCAATAAAGAGGGTGACCTTACTGTGTACAAAGCACCCTGCTGTATTGATATTGAAAAAGAAATCTCCCATGGTGTCTTAGCCTTAGAAGATTGTGTTTGGTATTGTATCCACGCTACTGATGAAACAGATGCGACTAAAGTGGATCAGGTTTTAATTAAGAAAGAGGTATAATATGTCATGGTTACTTCCAACTCTTGCCATCGGTAGTAGTTATTTTTCAAACAAATCAGCAGGCGATGCAGCAGATAGGGCAGCAGCGGCAAGCACCGCAGCAGGCAATCAAGCAGCCGCCGCAGCTGAGTTTAAACCCTACGGGGTCACTACGGGCTTTGGTACTAGCTACTTTGATCCTAAGACTCAACAGGCTGGCTACCAGCTAGACCCTGTACTGGAGGCCTTCCGTAACTCCATGTACGCGGGTGCTGGTGAGTTTATGGGCCAAGTTCAATCAGACCCTCAGGAAGCTGCTCAGAACTACTATAACCAACAACAAGCGTTGATGGCAGGTGGTCGTGGTGCAGAAGACATAGCCCTTCGACAACAACAGCTAAACAGTGGTCGTATTGGTCTAGGCTTGTCAGGCGCGGCTATGGGTGCTGGCGCTGGTACAGGGTATGTTAACCCACAACAGTACCAACAACAGCTTGCCCGTTCTCAACAGGATCAGCAATTGGCTGCTCAGTCACAACAACTGGCTCAGGCAGACATTGATAAGGCCATTTCACGGGCTACAGGTCTATTTCAGGCTGGTTCTGGTATTGAAGAGATGGGTATGCGTCCGTTGACCATTGGTGCTGACATTGGTTCTCGTCAGGCAGTCTCTGGTGGTAACCAAGCCCAAGCGTTGCTTGCTGGAGGCCAAGGGGCTGCTCAGGCTAACCTTGCTGGAGGTATTAACCAAGCTAACATGTTTGGTAACCTTGGAAAGTCTTTGGTTGGCCTAGAGAAGGGCAAGAACATTTTTGGTTTTTAAGGAGTAGACATGGCTGAAAGTATTTACAAAATGTTTGATTATCAAAGCCCACAGGTAATTAAACGAAATTATTTAGATAGTATTCTTCCTCGTTCTACTGGTGGTGATCTTTATAGTCAACTAGCTCAAGCAGGTAACACCACGGGCGGTCTCTTAGGCTACGCCTTAGGTGGCCTAGCGGGTTATAAGCCTGCTGGTATGCAAAAGGCAGAGACCATGGATCAGATCATGGCTGAAGCATCTAAGGGTGCTAACCCTCTGGCACAGGCTATAAAGGCCTATGAGCTATTCTCAGCCAACGGTATGGGTCGTGAGGCTCAGGTTGCCATGGAGCGTGTAGATGAGCTGAAGAAGGCACGGGAGGCTCAGGGCTTTAATCAGATGATGGCTAGTGGGCCAGAGCTTCAGACCCCTCAGGACTACATTAACGCTTCTAAAGCTGCTTTTGCTGCTGGTGACAGGCAAGCTGGCATGGCTATGCGTAACCAAGCCATGGCTCTAGTTAAAGAACAGAAAGCAGAAGAACAGCGACTAACGGGCCTTGAATCCCGCACAGGGGCTGTTCAGCGGTTATCCCCAGAGATGGATCCAGAGCTTGCCGCAGGTATTGCTTCAGACACTACTTTGTTTGGAGAGTTTGCTAAGGCACAGTTTAAGGTAAAAGATACAAAGAACAACGTTGCCTTTAAGACAGTAGATGGCAACGTAGAGGCTGTTGTAACTGACCCTGCGGGTAATATTGTTAGCCGTGAAGTATTAGGTGCAGCGCCTTCCACAGCCCCTAGGGTATCAGTCAACGTAGACCAAAGAGGCCTAAGTGAGTACGCAAAGATTGTTGGCTCTGAAGTAGCTAAGAAAGACGTAAATATTGTTACTGTTGCTGAAACAGCGGCAGAGAGTATGCCTAAGATTCAAGACACTCTAGCTGTTCTACGAAAAGAAAAGGATGGCCCAATTACAGGTGTTGGTGCTGAGATTCTATTAAACTTTGAGCGTGTAAAAGCCAAGCTCTTGAAAGATAAAGGTTCTATAGAGAAAGTAAAAAATACCGAGCTTTTGGATGCTTTCTTAGGTTCTGAGGTCTTCCCAATGATCACTGCGTTAGGTATTGGTGCCCGTGGTTTGGATACTCCAGCTGAACGAGAGTTCTTACGGGGTGTCTTTACAGGTACAATAGCTATGAGCAATGAGACCTTGATTGAGATGACTGAAATACGGCAGCGTATTGCCCAACGTGCTGTGGATAAATACAACAAAAAACTGTCAGAGGGTTATTTTAAGAATTATGAAAAAGCCCAAGGACGCGAGATGGCACCAATAACTTTTGGGTCAGCTACTACTTCTAACTGGGATTAAATATGGCAAGAAAAATCACAGTCACGTTCAACGATGGTTCTTCTCATGTGTACGAGAATGTACCAGAGAATGTAACACCTGCTCAGGTTGAACAAAAGGCTACACAACAGTTTGGTAAGCAGGTTGTAAACATTGATGGCGGCAGGGCAACTAAGACCCCTCAGGCGGCTCCTACGGCTCCAGAGGAGGACGCTATCACCTCAGGCTACGCTATGGGGCTTAAGGATCCAATTACCGCTGGTGCTCAGATGCTCCCTAGGGGTCTGGAGATGCTTACGTCTATGGGCGGTAACTACCCTAACGTGGTCAGTAAGTTCTTTGGCTCAGAGGCAGCTAGGGTTGACCAGATGGCTCAACAAGAGGAACAACAATACCAAGCAGCTAGAGCAGCCCAAGGACGTGAGGGCTTTGATGCTCAACGTATGGCAGGTAATATTGTTAATCCAGCTAACTTGGCTGCTGGTATGCGTGGTGCTCAACTGTTTACTAAGGCACCTGCGGCCCAAGCAGCAGCCACAGGAGCATTTGCAGGAGCAATGCAACCAGTTACAGACACCTCTGAGGAATCCTTTGGTGAACAGAAGGCTATGCAGGCTGGAACCGGAGCTGTCCTAGGGCCTGCGGGTAGTCTTGTAGCTACAGGGGCTGGTCGGGTATTAAGCCCATTGGTTTCTCAGGCAGAGAAGACCATGCGCGCTTTGAACGTCCCAATGACTCCCGGTCAAATGATGGGTCGCCAAGGAAAGAACATAGAGGACTTTGCTCAGAACTTGCCTTTAGTTGGTTCTTTTATTAGCAACGCTAGAGAGCGACAACTCTTTCAGTTTAACCAAGGTATCCTTAATAACACACTTCGTAAAGTACAAGAGAAGCTACCAGAAGATGTGATTGGTCGTGACGCTGTTGCGTATGTACAACGCATTGTAGGCAATAAGTATGATAAAGTCCTTGAAAATGTTTCAATGACGTATGACAAAGGTTTATCTGGTCGTATTGGTGACGTTATCTCTAAGTCAAGGCTCACAGGCGCAGCAGATAAACAGAAACTGAATGATGAACTAAACAAGGTAATCTATTCTCAGGTTCCTGTAGATGATAGCATAAGAGGGACTGTTGACGGGACTTTGTTTAAAAAGATTGAAGCTTCTCTTAACGAGAGAATATCACGTTATAGAAAGAGCACAGCAACTAGCGATCTAGACATAGCAGACTCCCTACAAGATGCCTTGAAAATCTGGCGTGATGAACTAAGCTCACAGAATCCTAAGTATGCTCAGGAACTAAAGCGTATCAATGCCGCGTATGGTGACCTTACTGTGGTCGAGACAGCAGCTGCCGCAGGTAACGCTACTAATGGTGTGTTTACACCTAAGAACTATCAGTCAGCTGTACGACAGAGGGACCAGTCTCGCCGTAAGCGCTCCTTTGCCTCAGGGCAGGCCAGAGGTCAGCAGGTTAGTGATGCCGCTGTAGATACATTGGGTCCTGAGGGACAGTCAATCATGGGAGGTCGTGTGGTTGCTCAGGCCGCAGGTATCTATGGTGCCGCTACGAACCCTTATGTTGCTATTGCATCTGTTCCAGCTGTTGCTGCTTTGTACTCTAAAACAGGACTCAAGACACTTGAGATGCTTTCTACCAAGCGTCCTGAGATTGTCCGTAGGATAGGGGAAGTCTTTAAAAAACGTGCTCCTCGTGAAGGCAGTATCACAGCCGCAGAGGTTATGAAGGAGTACCAGAGACAATCAAGCATGGAAGGGGCGCAGTAATGGCTACAGGACTAGAGAATCCTTTTCTTAAAAGCATTGGTCTTTCAGATACCTTTGAGAGTCTTAGAGATAGGTTTACTAATACCGAAGCAGTTGATGCCGCAGATCGTGGAGAATACTTACGCGCTCTTGGGAGAGCCGGGGGTGACATTTTAGGAGCTGTTGGGGACGTTGTTGCTGCGCCTGTCAATATGGTGTTTGAAATGACAGGTATCAATGACGGTATCAAAGCCCTTGTTCAAAAGGGATTAGATACTGAGACAGGTCAGGAGCTTCTTACTCTTGCAGAAGAGAACCCAAAGTATGCTAAGGATATTACCAACCTTCTTGACATTGTATCAGTAGTTCCAGCGTCTAAGCTAACAAAAGAAATTATTAACGATGTCTTCCACAACATGAAGACAAAAGTCGAAGGTGGTTTTGTTGGCGATGCTGTGCAAAAAGCACGTACCAAACTAGCGGAGAGTCAAGGAAAGGATGCTCCAGAGAAGCCAAACTTTTACAACAGCCCTCAAGCTCCTCTCGTTGCCGGAGAAGCTTTAAACAGTCTTATAAGCTCTGTTAATGACCGTTTTAATCCTTTTCAACGTGCTACCACAAGGGCTAGTGGCATCCCTACAGGTAAACGTAAAGAAATTGAAAGTATTCTGAATAGAGGTGAAACAAACAACGCTATTGCCGAAGCAGCCACTGCTCGTATGATGCAGGGGCAGCGTTATGGTGAAGTGCCTGCTATGTTTGGAAAAGGTTCTCCACTTGAGCGTTATACCTATGCGGCTACGGATATACCTTCTACTGATCTAAACAGAATTGCGGAAGTTATCGGTGGGCGGGACATTCCTGATTCGGTTGTTTCTAGACAGCTCAACGATTTTAATCAAAGTCAGCTACTTCCCGAGAAGTCGATTACAGGGTTTTTAGCAGGAATGTTTAACAAACCTTCTCAGGGTACTATGGTTGACGTTTACAATCCGAACACTCGAAACGTAGGTTCAGAATACGCTAACCAACCTATGAATCAGGCGCCCGGAGCTGCGCTGCACAAGATGTTTAAAGAAGACCGTATCAGTAAGTTGCCTGAAGGAACAAGCCCGTTTGAACTTATGAAGGCCGCTAAAACGGCTGACTACTTAAACGGACAACAGGGTGTTGTTGAACGTGTTCGTAAAGGTCCTAGATTGAACATCGGTGGTAAAGTAGAGGCTGCTACTTATATTCTCAAGGCTTTGGATAAACAAAAACAAGGTAAGAAACTTACTGAGAAAGAAACTAAGGCTTTAAGTGAATATGAGAAAACGAAGTTAAATGCGGCAGATGAGCTTGGTTTTCAACATGGGGCTTCTTCTCACGTAAGCGCTCTAAAGGAAATTGGGGGCACACGGGACGTGTCTTCTTTACAGGGAATGGATAGATTGTTTTCTAGCATGTCTGATAAGAACGACATCTTTGGTTTAAACTTCCTGAACCCAAAGCAGGATAGAGCCTCTATTTTCCCCATTCAACAGCGGAACTTGGGTGATTCTAGAGCAACCACAGATGCACGACTAGAGCGTTTTCTAACCAAAGACGATGTTGATAGTTTTGCAAAGACAGCAGACATTGAGAAGCTTTCAGGTGTTCCTAAGAAAAAGGGGGAGAAGGCTACTAACTACCAGTTAAGAGCTATCGCTGAGATGCGTAAGAACCCTGAGCTAAGAGACTATGCAGAAGTCTTACAGAACGCTCTGTTGACTGCTTATGTCGGGTCTAGTAACACACAGATGGAAGAATAAAAAAAGGGGCCAAGGATTATCCAAGGCCCCTTTAGTTTATCTAAGCTACTTAGATCTCACAGGCTCCTGCGGTACACGCTAGGGTCTGTGCTCCCTCTACATTGTCATCCATCTCAATGAAGTCATTCCAGTTGACCTCAGGAGGCATACCAGCCAGCAATTGGTTGTAGGTCTCTTCATTGATCTCCTCGTAGGGAGCCTGACGGTAACTACCACCGTCCCATGGCAAGAAGCTAATGCCACTGATCTCATCAAAGTGTTTCCACACCCAAGCACCAACAGCAGGCCAGTCCTCTTCCTTAACGTAGACCGTCACAGAGGGCTTATGCTCACACCAGTGACGCTGATAGGCCAACCACAAGCGCAGGTGCGTAAAGCTGTCTAGATCGTCACGTAGCACACAACCCTCTGGTGCCTTCATAGGAAAGCTAAAGATCGTTGTGTCGTTGGGCTTCATTACATCCGCTTCGTTGGGGATTCCTTTTTCTTGAAGAAACGTTGTAATGGGGTCTTTATTATCATTACGAACTCGTCGAATATAATATTGACTATGGCGAGCATGAATACCACTGGCACTATCGACCAGCTGACTAACAGTACCACTAGGCTTAACGCATGTGATAGAAGCAGACGCAGGGATAGATAAAGCACTAGCAAACTCCTTATTGGTGGTAACGGCTAACATACGCATGGCCCCTAGGCGCTCCTCTAGGCCTTCGTCATCGACATTGTTCAGCAGAGGACAGTCCAAGATACCAGTAATAGACACACCCAACAGGCGCTCTTCTTCGGTGTTCTTCTTCCAGATGCTACGCAGGTATGGGAAGTCGGTCATAGTAGACTGGAATGTCCCTAGGATTGTCGCTAGTTCCACCTTACGTGACAGGGTAGCCTCTGTATCTGTATCTCGTGCCACAACCTCTGTCAGGTTACAGAACTGATATGGACGCAGGATGATCTCAGAGCAGGGGTTAGTACCAAACTCGTAGCTAGAGTCTCTACGGCCCAGCTTCTCCACAGTGTACTTAGCGGCAGCTCTAGAGAAGATACCACGCTCACCACTGTGTGACTGGTACAAAGACAACCACTCGGTCATGAACTCGCCCACAGTAGGCTTCTCGTTGTAGCTTGCACTATTGTTTGCCAGAGCACGTTGACCATCACGTTCCCACCAGCTACCTGCTTTAGCATGACGCATACGGTCATCGGTCAGGTCAGACAGGCTGATCATGGCAGAACGGCGTACACCACCCACGACAACTACCTCACCGACCTTACACATGATGTCATGGCACTCAAGGCTGGTCAGCTTACGGCCTGCGGCACCTTTGAACTTACCAACGACAAAGTTAAACAGATCAACCAAGGGCTGTGGGCCTGACGCACGACCACCAAAGGTCTTCAGCCGAGCACCTGCTGGACGTACCTTGGACACATCCCATGTGGCAATCTCACCAGAGTACAGCAGGGCAATCAGCTGACGCAGGCTCTTGGCCCAACCAGCTTTACTGTCGCGTACCACGATGTTAGTGTGGCTATTAAACAACAGTGCTGGTACCTCAGGCAGTTTGTTTATGTACTTGCTTTCGACACTAAAGCCTACACCAGTACCACACAGGAGGATGTACATGGCCTCGTCGAAGGACTTAACGTCATCCACGGGCAGGTAGCTACAGTTGTAGCCTGCTGTGTTGTCTCGGTCTAGAGCCTCACCAGCGGTCATTACAGCCCTCATAGAAGGCATAACTTCACGGTTCAGGATGGCAGTGTGTAGTTCGTCATACAGGTCCTCAGGCATGATGTAGTTCTGCTTGGAGGACAGCTGCTTGTCGATGAACTCCATGTAGCGGTCTACGGTCTCAGGCCAGTGCTCACGACGCTGCTTGTCATCCAGAAAGCGGCTGTATCGGCTCTTGGCAATAAATGTTTCGTATGTATTCATTCTTCTGTCTTTTCCTTATCTTGTTTCTTTTTCCAACGTAAGCACCAGCTCATTAAGCGTCGGAGCTGTTCAGTGTCTTCTTCATCCATTTTGATTGTTCCTCTAGACCCTTCAAAGCTCCAGTTAAGACCTTTGTCTGAGTCGAGATAAGCTCCTGAATTGATGATTCCATACGCTTCTGCAAATCTAATGGCTGACTTTGACTTGAAGATAGCGAGTATAGTTTTTCTAACGATTTGGTCTGGAGATCGCTGTATTGTTTTACTGCTGCTACAGTACTCTCTCCAATCGTTTTCAATCCATCCATTGCCTCTTTTAGCCCAAAATTGTTTTCTACCGACATAGTATTCTCCATTTTCTAATTCAATTAAATAAATAAAACCTAGGAAGTCTTCAACACGTGAAACGTAGTTCGTTATCCCTGTACCATTTTTCCACCGTAGGTTAATCTTCTTCATCTTGCTTAAACTCCTCCTCAAAGAAGTCTGCCATCTCTTGAATCTGGTCCGTTAAAGCCTCGACCAGTTCTTCTGTAGTCACCTTAAGAACATCAACCAGAAGGTCAGGGTCATAAGTCTCTACGATCTTTTCTTTTAGTTCTTCTATGGTAAACATCAGTTTGGTAACTCCCCGCCTACCTCAAAGTCCTCCAGATCAACATCGTCATCTACATCAAGATCATCCTCATTGACCACAGTCCTATCAAGAGCTGCCATGAACTCCTCTAGGTCAGCCTCTAGGTCATCAAGACTGAGTGCCCTTGGGAAGGCAGGGGTTGCCCCCATGAGTGCTAAGTCACCTTCCTCATCGTAGACTGCTTCCCTAAAGGTCATGTGACCGTTGCTTTGCTTGTAGACAACCAGTTTGTTTAAAATCGCTCTAGTCATCGTGTGATCTCCTGTACTTTGGGTTCGTTAGCTACCTTTACCAAATGCTTTGGTCCATTGTAATACAAGAAAGTTCTTAACCCGGGCCAGCAAGACTTTTTGTATTGACAGTAAGAGCATTCCATAGAAAGCTTTTCGTTCCCAGACTTCCCGTCCTCTACAGAATCGTAACACAAGTCTGGTGCAGTATCCGATTCCACCGCCTTTTTTAGATTTATGATTTTCTCTTCAATGTCTTCCTTCAGTTTAGGATGATCAGTTGTTTCGAGGTCATACTCTAGCCAAGTTAGGTGTCCATTCTGCTTGTCCATGGCAAGCCAAGCAATCTTTGTGTCCCCTTCGGACTTTGCATAGGCCTTGAGCTGGTCTATGTATCCAAAGGCATCGTTGTCCACCAGTGAACCATCTTTGAACTTCTTAAAGCTATAAGAGCTTGTACTCTTAACGTCCATCAAAGTACCATCAATACGTCCATCCATGTGTCCAATGACACCAGCGACCTCACAGCGTTTCTGCTCATCGGTCACCTTGTGCCCTGAAGCCTTCACAAGGAACAACAGCATCTCTTCAATGATGTGTCCATACATGAACTTCAGTAGCGTGTTGGGCGTCATCTTCTCTGATTCTGTCCCCCTCATGAGGTTCCAAAGGTACAGAGGCGTCTTGCCCACATTAGAGAGTCTAATGGTCCTACGGTCTGGTTTCCAGTCACTTAGTTGACGCTTCATGATCTTCTTCATAGACTCCCCGAACTCGTGGATTAAGAAGTCTATGTTGACATCCTTAGAGACCTTCTTGTTCTCTAGTAAGTCATAAATATCTTTGATTAGTGTGTCTGTTCCCATGATTCTCCAATTTTAAAGTCACCGTCCAGAGGACATCTTAAGTTAAGCTTTACGCCTGCCGCTTTTATACACTCTACAGCTAACCACCCGAACGTCTGTGCTTGATCTTCTCGGACTTCTGCTTGTATCTCATCGTGGATGTTGCCAACGAATTTATACTGTATATTATATATTTTAGCATACTCTGCTAGGATTGTCAATGCCTTTTTCATTACAATCGCACCAGCAGACTGCAACAAAGTGTTTAAGGCCGCGTGGGGCGATCTGATCCAGAGTTTTCTTCCGTCCAGCCCTGTGAGATAACCTCGGTTAGCAGCTGTTCCAACTCTGTCTCGTAGGTTTGCAAGAGCTGGTGTGTTTGTAAGAAATTTCTCCTTAAGTCTTCTACCATCTCTTGCTGATCCTCCGGTGATAGTACCAATTTTTGCGTCTCCGGCGCCATAAAGAAATGCGTATATGAAAGTCTTAGCTTGATCTCTTGTTGCAAGTCCCGCAGCTGTTTGGTTCGCTGTGTGAATGTCGCCATGTAGTATTTCCTTTGTATATCCAACATCGTCCATGTAGTGTGCCAACATACGTAACTCAAGACCTGAGGCATCACAGCCAACAAGCTTGTAACCTTTAGGCACAATCCAACAAGCACGACACTCTTTGCCATAAGGACTATAACCAGCAGGCACCTGAGCCATATTAGGGCTACTGTGCGTCATACGTCCTGTGACTGCACCGATAGCATTAACATAACCGTGTACACGCCCATCGTCCTCTACAGCATCTACCCATGATTCCACCTGTGCAATACGCTTCTGGACCAAGAGGTACTCGCCAATCAGCTGGGCCTCTGGTATGTCCTTCACGTTGCTCAGTACCTTCTCATCCACAATCGGCTGACCGTGCTCAGTAAAGTCCTTAGGTTTCCATCCGAACCATTGGAGATACTTACCGATCTGCTGCCTAGACCCTAGATTGAAGTCAGGGTAATCAAGACGGCTAAAAGACCCGCCCACGAGATTACAACTATCCCCAAGAAACTTAAGACCCACGTTAGACAGGCTACCATCTTTCTTGTATTTGGGTACGATTTCTTTGATAAAAACAGGTAACGGTTTGAAGGTATCCCTGACTCTATTTTCAAGTTCAAGTTTTTTGTCATACAGTGTTCCCAATAAATCTATAGCTTGCTTCTGATCTAATAACCAACCATTGTTGATCTGTTGTGCGATCACCTTCTGCACATCGTGCTCAAGGTCAATGCTCTCGTTCCCAAAGGGTGCCAGCTTTGCCGTCAGCCTGTTGTAGACCGCATACGTAACTTCTACGTCCTGCACACAATAGTCAACCATCTCGTCCGTCAGCTTGCTCCAGTCATCGTAGTCCCCTTTGTGGAGATTCAGTCGTATTCCCCACTCTCTGAGGCTGTGTCCACCTTCCAAAGAAGGGTTGCATAGTCGCGAGAGAACCAGAGTGTCTGTAAGTCGTACAGAGGCACTATCAAATCCCAAGAGTCTGTCGAGTACAGGTACATCGAAGGCAATAATGTTGTGCCCGATAATGTGTGTAACACCGCCCAAGAACTCTTTGAGGGTTTCATGTGTCGGGTTCCTCAAAGTCAAAACTTCTTTGGTATCCAGATCCTTGGTCACCACTACCCAAACCTTGCTCGGTTTCAGACCGTTCGTCTCGATGTCCAATATCACTTTTCTCATTCTTCATCCTAATATGCTCCAATCTATGACAGTTAGCGCAAAGGACCATGCACTGCTCGGCTTCTGCGACTACTTCGGGCTTAGGTCCTGCGTTACCTCTCCAAGCTTTGTACTCTAACGCCATCGTCTTTATAATCCCTATCGGGTGATGGAAGTCTAGCACTGCCTGCGGGTATTTTCTATTACAGTCCGTGCATTTGAGCTTCACTTTGCCCCAAAGGTATGCACCCCTGTTTCGATTACCAGTCTTATCCCAAGCCCTAGTCTCAGAACTCATCTTCTCCTGAAGCCGCTTTCAGCTCTGGTGATACTCCAGCCTCTAACCGTCCTGTTACCTGATTATAGTATAACCAACCTGCTGGCCCTGTCTGTCCAGTCCTACGGCACTTCACAAGCTGCACGAAGGTACTGTTCTTTGCGTAATCTCCCTCTGCCATCTTATCACGGCTCAAGAGAATCGTGTTGAAGGCGATCTGGTTGATACTACCTGACCCCTTTAGGTCATACTCAGACACGTTGTGGGGCTGTGTAGCGCTAGGCTTACGCATATGAGACACCACAAGGATAGCCACATTGGTCTCTTTAGCCAGCTTCAGCAGTCGATCCATGAAGTCATCAATCACATCGTTGCCGTTGTTGGAGACACCTGCCTGTAACGGGTCGATAATCAAGATACGACAACCGTTACCTTTGACCATGCTCCGCAACTTCAAGAAAATCTCATCTGGGTCTCCGGCACCGAAGTGATCATACAGGAAGATGCGACCGTCTGTGATGATGTCGGACTTGTACTTCTCAAGATCATGGTCCTCCATGTTTTCGAGAGAGAAGTTCATGTTGTTGTGTATTGTCAACAGGTTCTGAACTGCTTCGCCGGGGTCAGCCTCTAGGAATGCACAGCCAATATTTAGGTCTGTGTTCTTCCAAAGATGGTAGACAATCTCGTTAACCATGGTGGTCTTACCAACACTTGTCAACGCACCGAGCACAGTGATCTCACCAGCTACAATACCGCCATTCATCATCTGGTTCAGCTGCCCAAAGGACTCAGGGAACGGAATGATCTTCTCTTTGCCTCGGCGCAGGAAGTCTTCCCATGCGTCAGCCAGTGTGATAACACCAGTGATGATGTAAGACTTGGCGTTCCACCACTCCTGCATGAATGCCTTGGCCTTACCATGCTTCAGGTAGTCACTGGCATCCTTGAACTCTTCAAAGTTGACGATCTTGGCCTTGTTGGGCGACAGGATCTGGGCGCACTCCTCTGCGGCGATTCTTCCAGCTTCATCCGCATCAAATGCAATGATTACGTTCTCAAAGCCTTCCAGCCATTCCAGATTGCGTTGGAAATCCTTTTTAGCGCCAGCCGCACCCTTAGAGACGCTAACCACAGGCCAGCGCGAACCGAGTAGCTCATACCCCGCAAGCGCGTCAAGCTCACCTTCAACCACTGTGACATATTTACCCTCATTATTAAAAAGTTGTTGACCAAATAAAGTGTTAGCCTTCATGTCGCCACTGGTTGTGAACCGTTTGTCACGAACCACACGGACCTTTTGACCACACTGTGTACCCTTGTTGTCGTAGTACGGGTAGTACTGCTTCATAGCGTCTGCGCTACCGACCTTGAACTCAGTGGTGACGCCGTACTTCTTGGCGGTCTCCAGAGAGATCTTGCGGTCTGTGATAGCCGCTACTACTCCTAACTGCTCGAAGGTTCGAGACGTAGGAAAATCCATTACTTGTGCTTCTTCCCCTGAAGGAAAATAACTATTACACCCAAAACAATAGCCGTGCCCATCATCATACCTCGCGAGATTATCTTTTGAGTCACACTTAGGACATGGCTCATGTTTTACAAAATTAGCTTCAGTTTTATGCTTTTGCATTCTTTTACCTTAAGTTGGGGCCGAAGCCCCGTTGTCTTAAAATTCCTCAGAAGTCTCCGCTTTCTCAGCAAACTCAATGACCTTGACTGCTGACAGGTATGTGGACACACCATGTACAGGGTGAGGGCGACCTTCTGCCCACTTCAGTCGTACCTTGGAACCGTAGCGCAGGTCTGCTGTGTCGATCTCGTTGCCCTCAGGGTCATACACAGGTACTTGGTACTTGGTGGAGAACTTGCGTTGGGCCTTGCCTTGGTACTCCTTGAGCTTGATGCCCATGTTCTCTAGCGCTGTGGCTTCGTCCTCATCCATGGTTAGGGTGATGGAGTACTTGCCTGTGTCCTGACCGTTGTACTTGTCGGTCTCTAATAAGTTGACGAAAGCGGCTGTGCCGTTAGTGTAGTTAGAATTTGCCATGATTACCTCCTGTAAGATCGTGGACTTGGTTGAAAAAGAAACAGTACTTAGGATTTGGGGGTCTTTGAAGAGACATCATCGTCAAGTTCTTGATAGACCTCCACCTTAAGGGAACTCTTAAGTTTACTCCTTTTGTACTCTTTCTTAGGGGAAACATAGGGTTTACTCCTATGGAGTAGATCCATGTATTTCTTTATGTAGTTTCTTTCCTTAGGTTTATTATTCATAATGATTATCCCTTTAGCTACCTTATGTATTTATTGTATCATGGTTTTTCCTCCTTGTCAACATCTTCTTCGTTATCACCTTCAAAAGAGTCGAAAACATAAGGTAGGCAGTCGAAACACATATCCATGTAGTCGCCTTGCAGGTTCTTGAACGTCGATTCTTTGTCACTCAGTGCTTTGTTGCAAGCCACACATCTCATAAAGTCCTCCTAAAAGGCCTCAGAACGGCCTCTGTTGCGTTTTTAGGCGTCTACCTATACCTAGGTATACCTAAGTGGTCTGTTTTGATTCTCTGTCTTGTTTTATCGTCTTGTATGCCTCCACTAATTCAGTCAGTTGATCGGTTGTCAGTTGTGCGGCAGGCCATATCTTGTACATGGCAATCAGGTGATAGGCCTGTGTCAGTGACATCTTCTTCATGTGTTCTTTCAAAATAATGCCTCCTCTGTATCGTCAACAAGAATATAATGCCTTAGTTTAGCCGCCGCCTCTTGAATCTCTCTGGGTTTTACACCAAAAGGATTAAAGCAGACGCCAGTTATACTACTATAGCCGTACTTCTCTAGGTTCATTGGTTATCCATTTCGTAGTCTAGAAAGTCCTCCTGTGCGAATGCCGCCATGTCAGAAAAGGTCTCGAAGTGGGTTTCATGACAGCACATAAATGTTGTTTTTTCACCACCACAGTAACAGCAGTACTCCGTGGTGTCCTTCATTAGTTCCTGACGTAATTCTTCTCTAGTCATTGGCTCTTCTCCAGTTCGTTTACCACCAGTTGTGCATAGCCTGCTATGTCACGCCATGAGTCTACGTAGAACGGATCACCGTTGCAAATACGAGACACTTTATTGCAGATCATCTCCAGAGACTCCTGCTGATGAGGCTCCATGTGCACCCAGCTTGGCGACACCTGTAGTGCCTCCTTAAGTGCCTGTGATAACTGAGCGACCATATGGTACTCACCGTAGCGTCTCCCACGGGCCTCAAGGACCTCATGAATGTCGTTGCCTGTAATCTCCATCTCTGCTGTCACTTGGTTTTTCATCGTGCCCATATAGTGTTTCTCCATTGCTATGTCGTATTTGTTTACTGCTTCACGTTCTGCTTCCTGCTTAGTGAGACCCACACCTACGTGGCCCTCAAAGTGGCAGTACCAACCGTTGGGTCCAATAAACGGCTCAAAGATCTTCTCCATTCTCACTCTCCTTCCATTTCTGTGCAGTTTCGCACACTCCAAACCCTGTGTCTAGCACTAGGCAACCCCTGAAGTTCTGGGTTACTGTGCCTTCTCCGTAGGGGTAGGTCTCTTCTTCGATGTACTTGTGCATACAGTCCATGCAAGGACCGCCGTCTTCGTACACCATCTCAACAAATTTGTAATCGTTCATAGTAGTGATGGGATGTTTTTAGGACAATGGAGTAACGAAAAGCCAATGATGTACCACGCTCCAAAAGCGGCACCTACAAAGGCACCGAACAAAGTGATCATGGTGACTGCGGCCCATTCTATTACTGTCATGAGGTTTCTCCAAAGATTGCGGGTGAGACTGATTGTAACACGGTCAGACACTGGTTTGCAAGGTCCCTGTGCTCCTTCTGAGTCTCAGGGCCTGTACGTACCTCAATGAAGTGTAACCATGAGCGCACAGTGCCCGCCATGTACAGCCGAGACTGTGTGAGACCTTCAGGCAGTAGCTTACGTGCAACCTCCTTGGCTATCCCTCGGTCCAGTGCCTGCTTGTACAGAAACTCTGATTCCCCTGCCATCCGTAGCTGTACGCTCTTCCACCACTGGTCCAAGTACTCATCATCAACCTCAATACTGGCCTGTCGATTCTTGTAGTCCTGTAGCCGTGGTGCTGTAGGTTCCTCGAACCCTAGGTTCTCAGCGTACCGTTGGCTAAACTCTTGGAAACTGAAGGACCTGTGCCTGAGCACCTGACGTGCAATGTCCCTCGTTGTGTTGATCTCCATGCACACAGAGGCCATCTCGAAGGGCGACCAGTGCTTATGGTCTCTCAGGTACTTAAGAAGCCGTAAGGCCGTCTTAACGTTGTTCTGGTTGTCAGGGTTTGACACACGGGCACAGTAGGCAATTACGTCCTCTGCATCTGGTGTGGCCCAGACTAGACTAGCTGTGCTCATTGATCTTCTCCTGTTTTATGTACTCTACTGCCTCTTCCTTGGTGTCAAAGCCTTGGTTTTCACCATCAGCGTCGATGTACTCTGCGCTGTGACACAGGCTAAAAATAGCCCATACATCCTCGCACACCTGCTCTGGACACCAGTCTTTTATGTGGCTACGAATTTCCCTAGCTGTCAGCTTGACGTCTTTGTCAGGGACGCCCAACAAACGGCCTATCTCATTCTCATGGTGTTCGTCTAACAGTTCCTCAACTTGATCATACAACTTGTTCATGTTCTTCCTCCGTTATTAACCCCTGCTCCAAGGCACTGTCAAGGCGGCTGTAGGACAGAAAGCCCACCAGTGTGTCGTGGTCTATGTTCTCTAACATATCGAACAGTGACGTTACATCACCGTCCTTTATGTCCTGCTGTATCTGGTCCAATACGACCCCCAGTAGTTTGTCGCTATGCATTGTCCTTCTCCTCTTGTTGATAATCATCGTATGCCAACCATGTTGACTTCCACTCCTCAGGCGTGATGCCGTTCATGATGAACTCGCGTTCGTCCTCGTTCAGCATACAGAACACATCCTGTATCAGGCGGTTTTCGTTCTTCCACTGGTTGTACAGGTAGCCGTAGGCCTGCTCAGTCAGTGGTATGGTCATGACGTGTGGCATACCCGTCAGCTTGGATATTTTGAATAGTTCCATGGTGTGTGCTCCTTTAAAACCAAATAAAAAACAGTACACATACAGCGATAATGTACCCGTAAAAAACAGTCACAGGGTTGATCATAGGGGCCTACTTTCCTTTGTTGCGCTTGCGATAAGAGACAGACTCTAGGTAGTCGGCGAACAACGCACCTAGGGCGAAAAAGATGGCGACACCAGAGGCTACCATCAGGGCCTTCATGAGTAGTTCAAAAGTCATTTTGTTACCTTCCTTGGTTTGCACCTTACGATGCGAAAAATTCCACTAGGGATCATCTCCCCGTGCTCGAAAAACATACTGTCCAAGTGCCTCTCTAGGCCGACCGTGGCGGTCTCCAGTGAGGGATAGTTCTCAGGGTGCAGACGATGCCACCCCGCACTTGTACGTGTTGATATGTAGTAGGTGCGTGGTGATTCTATCATGCTGTTATGGCCTCCTTCAGTGCCTCTACGTCAGCAGTGACCTGCTCTAGTACCTTCGCACGGGAACCTTTGTACCCCATGTCCTTGAGTATAGCGTAGCACGTACGGCCTCTGGTCATGCGTAGGCCCCTGATCTCGGTACGAAGGCCTGTGCGTAGGGTTGCGAGACGGAAAGCATTGATCTGCTCGGGTGTGTCTAAAATTGTCATGATGATTATTCCTTTACTTCTTGAACCTTGATTATATGATACCTGCGGCCTTTGTGCCAGTCCCTCACCTCACCGTCTACCAGTGCAAACACATGACCCCTGCTGAACGCTAGATAGCGGCCTGCGGGGAACTGTTCTGCTATGGTTCTAGGCGTGTACTTGGACCCGTTGGCCTGCTTTGGCCTGATCACAGGACCTAAGGTAAACCCAAGGTGCTCCGTGGCCTTCTTGATATGCTCAGGGAAGACCCCCTGCCTGTTCTTCCTGCCTGCCATCTTCAATGCGACATGGGACAGGTGGTAGTCAATACGGCAGGCCATGGCAAGCGCGAGCACCGAACAGTCGTTTGCCTCGTTCATCTCCATGCGGGTCATGATGGCGTGTTCTATAGGGGTCATTGGTCCTCCTGTTTAAAATCAGGGTGTGTGCCGTGCAGGGCCATTTCCTGCTCGCACAGGAACCCATAGAATCGGTCTAGGTCTTCACTGGTCAGGCCTAGTTCATGTTTAATCACGGCCTCGGAGGCCACATTCTCTAGTGCAGTCATGCACAGCACAATAAGTGCCCGGGTTTCGTTTTTGGTCATTGGTTCATTCTCCT